AGTTACTTTCTGACTACCGTGTGTGTTTCTTATTTCATCCATGGAAAACTTACCGCGTCCTTTTGACTTGTAGTCTGATGGACGAAAATACCAGAGACATTTTTTAGGTGCCCACATGAAGCCCGCTTCTTTTAATATCTCTTTGTGTGGCTTTGTATCACCGTGTAACCATACCCACGCACCACATATTTCTATGTCAAAGCCAAGATGAATTATTTTGCTTAAAGCGTTGAATATTGCATCACCATAGCTTGATATGTCGCCGGTTGCTTGTACCGTTGTCGTGCCTGTTTCTTCTTTAAGTGTGTCATAAGCTACGTTAACTAGTTTCATCATCTCCAAGCCCGCAGGATTGCGATCGGGATGATATTGTGAGCAAGCCCGGCGATAGGCTTGCTTTACGGTTTCTGGCGTGTAGTCGCCGGTTATGCTTAGTATTGATAATGCATCGTTGATAATCATTTTTTAGTTCTCTTTAATTTTTTAATGGCATTATTGCGATATCAATTTTAATCTCAGTACTTAATCCGGGATTGAAAACTACCGTCATTAAGTTAGCTTTGTCATTCGCTAGTGGCTGGAAATTTACTCGAGCTTCTTTTACTTTCAAGTCTTTTCTGAATGCTTCTATAGATTGAAAAATCAAAGACAAGTATTTACAGTCAAATGTTGCGTTATCCAGTTGATAATGTTCGGAACGAGTGAATATTTTATTAAAATCAGGGAATCTAACTTCATACTCTCCCTTATCCAATAAATTTTTCTCGTTAACTTTGTAGGCTTTTGTTATTGATTCAATTGTTACTTGTTCTGGCAATACGCCCAAGCCGTAAAGCTCGCTTGTAATTTTAATTGCAATATGGCCATTGGTAGATAAAAAAGTGGCCTTTTCTACTGAATAATCCTTTAAAACTTGAACGTTGTTACAGTAAGCCCGGCAATCTTTCCCGTTTGAAAATTTGCTTGCCAGTTTTAATATCGCTAGTGTTGTATTCATTTTTTGCACCTTTTTTAAGTTAATTATTTATTAAACGTAGTCAAGCCAGTCATTAACATGCTTTCTTGTAATGTTTTTTCGTAACGTACCCCATTGTGAATCCTTGATAGCACGCAATTTCAGGTATACGTCACGCTGATATATGCCCTGGGCTTTGTTGTATTCTTCATTGCCGGATGGTGTTACGCCTTTGTTAAAATTGTCTATGTCACGCTTTGTTATTGTCATTTTATTTTCTCCGTTTTGTTATCTCACTCGATGAAAGAAGTATAGAACAACTTTCATAGTTATGCAAGTGCTTTCATAGTTTTTTTTATTTATTGCTGTAATTTTGTGTTTGTCTCACTTTGTGCTATATTTTATCTATCAACAGTCAAAGGAGCGACAAATGGAAAACGGTAATGTGAAGGACTACAGCGAAGAACACGTTAATAACCACTATAATGGCGTGCCTTCTATGTATGGCAAAATAGTTAACGAACAACAACGTGAACAGCCTAAATATTGCATGCCCGGTGAAGCGGGTGGGGGCATGAAGGGTGAGCATAGAAATGAACAAAAAGGGGCTTAAGTCTTTACACTAAAAGAGCATATTGTCATGGCAGCACCAATATCTACCTACAGAAAAGAGTACTGTGCCATAGCTATTGAGGTATTGTCTCAAGGTAAAAGCATTGCTGCTGTTTGCGCCAAGTTGAAGATAAGTAGGCCAACATTTTATACTTGGCGCAATAATAACCCTGAGTTTGATGATGCAATATCATTGGGATTGCAACAGGCTCAGGCAGCATGGGAAGAAATAGGGTTAGATGGTATTATGGGACGGATCGAGAGGTTTTCTGGCGCTCCATGGATATTCACAATGAAAAACCGTTTCCGTGATGACTACGCGGAAGATAAGAAAGACGATAAAAAGTCCGATGAAAAATCAGTGCTGGAGAAGATTATCAGTGGTGAGATTGTTATTAACAAACCTGTTTCCCAATGATCAATGTTTATGACCTCGAAGAATTCGCCCCTTCCTTCTTTAAGATAGCAGATAAGTCAGGCCAGCTCATCCCGTTTGAATTTAACCGCGCTCAACGCTACGTCCATGAGCGAGTCGAGGCGCAGCTTAAGCGAATAGGCCGTGTGCGTGTACTTATACTTAAGGGACGTCAGCAAGGCATATCAACGTATATTCAAGCAAGATTTTTCCATAAAGTATTGCTCATTCCCGGTACGCAAGCGTTTATCTTAACCCACATGTCAGATGCTACTAAAAGCTTGTTCGGCATGGCCAAACGTTACAATAACAACTTGCCCAATGGACTTGCGCCAAAAGCTGACAAAGACAACGATAACATGCTTGTGTTTGACAAGCTTAATAGCGGGTATCGCGTTGGAACTGCAGGCAGCAAGGAAATAGGCCGGTCGATGACCAACCAGCTTATGCACTTGTCTGAATATGCCTTTTATGAATCACCGGCTGAGATAAAGAAAGGCATTGAACAGACGGTTGCGGACATTGCGGGAACTGAAAAGTTTAAGGAGTCCACGGCTAATGGGATATCCAATGCTTTTTACACGGACTGGCAGGACAGCAAGGAAGGAAAGAGTGACTGGGAAACCATCTTTGTTCCGTGGTATTGGCAGGATGAATATACGCGCGACGCTAGCGGGTTACAGTTAACAGATGATGAACGAGACTGGATGCAATTGTATCAGTATAACGGTTTGACTGTTCGGCATTTAGCGTGGCGCAGAAACAAGTTATCTGACTTTGACGGCGACTACGATCAAAAGTGTAAATCATTTTCTCAAGAATATCCTTTTACGGATGAGGAAGCGTTTCTTAACTCTATCACGGATACTTTCCTTACCGTTGAGCCTGTTAACAAAGCCCGTAAAGCGCAAGTTGATAGTGACGCTGCATTAATTTTGGGCGTTGACCCGGCCAGAGGTGGGCTTGACCGTTCCGCTATCATCCGAAGGCGTGGGCGCCTGGTCTATGGTTGCGACACGTTTCAAGGCTTGGATACTATGCAACTGGTTGGTAAGATTAAACAAATCATTGACAAGGAGCATCCCGACAAAGTATTCATTGATTCAATTGGTATTGGCGCGGGTGTAGTCGATAGATTAATCGAGATGGGATATAGTCAGGTGATAGGGATAAACGTATCCCGATCAGCAAACAATAAAGATCAATTTAAAAACCTGCGTGCTGAATTGTGGAGCGAGATGCGCGACTGGTTTACGCAAGATATGCCAGTGCAAATACCGGATGACCCAGAATTGCAAAAAGAGTTATGCGGGCTAGGATATAAGTACACATCCGGTGGTCAACTTCAAATCGAATCAAAAGTTGAAGCGCGAGCAAGAGGCATGGCAAGCCCTGATAAAGCGGATGCGCTTATGATAACGTTTGCTTATGGACAGTATGCCGGACAGACCAATTATGTGGTCAATCGTATAGCAGGTCATAGCGATGGTCTCTTTGTTTAGTAGTGGATAATTAAAAAACAATTGGTTACAATGATTTGGTACAGACCAACATGCCTGTACACTTATGACCGCCCGTGTTTCCGCACGCTTCACGGGCCAGGTCATATCACTTTATCAAGGATTGATAATGGCACGAAAGGACGTAAAGGCCGCGAAAGAGGTCAAAGAACGCGCTCAAAAATGGCGCGAATACTTCAAGTACAATATCGATAAATATCACCTTATGCACTCTTTTGTACTCGGTCATCAGTGGGATGAAGAAGAAGAGGACATGCTTGTCACAAACAAAAAGATTCCCCTAACCAGCAATAAACTAGCCACAATGGCCAATACATTGCTTGGTGAGCAGCAACAGAATACGCCTCAAATTGAAGTCGTTCCGATGACCAATTGCAATGAGGAAACAGCGTCAATACGGGATTTGATCGTAAAAGACATTATGTTTAGCAATACCTCGGCTACTGTTTATCAAGTAGCAGCCAGTCAGGCTTATATCGGATCGTTTAGCGCTTTCCTGATTGACCGCGACTATGTTCACTCCAAATCATTTGACCAGGATATCATCTATCGGTATTTCAAAGATGCTACGAGAACGTATTTTGATATCGGTGCTGAAACCGTTAACAAAACCGATGGCATGTTTTGTGGTTACATCTCCCGGATGACACGCGCGCGTTTCCGTCAGGTTTATGGCAAGGTCATTGAAAAAGACATTATGAAAGAGACAAGTA